CAGCACTCAGTGCTTGGGCATATATGCATTTGTAATGATTTAATAAGACTCATGAAATCCCATACAGCATATACATGGTGTTCCATAAAGATATGTAATTGGTCTAATGTTTTTAGACAGTCGCCTTGGAAAAGTAAGTGATTTTCAAGTAGTTCTGTTCGTTCTTCAATGCGGGATAAGTTTAATTTCATAGAGGTTCCTTGTAACAAAAGGGATTGCTTGATATTTAAGCAAATACCAAGTCCTCAGAAAATAAAGTAGTTTACGATGGTTTATCAGCTAAAAAGCCTGGATTAACATGCACAGTGATACCTAACGTATAGTGGTCATCCGCATAAGCCGGTGCTTCAACTGAAGACTTGGTACCTTTGATTGCCAATGTATAACGTGCCGCATCAAGTGATGCTAAATCTTCTTCTGTAAACGTAACAGTTCCTTTTCCATTTGTAGCATCAGTTATAGTAATAGTTGGAGTTAAGAATGAAAAACCTTCTTGTCCTTCCATAACTTTAGCAACAAATGTATAGTTAGTTACATCTAGCTTTTTTTGATCCTGATTTAAAAATTTTATCTGTACAGGATTATCAGTACCTTTGTACAGTTGGATTGTATTGTTAAACACTCTTCTTTCCTCCCGATTGGTTACCGTACCGTCCAGAATTTGCATCCGAATAATTGGCGTATATAAATAACTGAGTATTGTCTGCGTCATGTAGGCGATCCTTATTAACATTATTTATTGAAGTTGACACTTGTACACTGAAGAACAGATAACAGAGCTACTTGAGCAGTACCCATTTTTAACCTACCTAGTATACGGTGGAGTTGAATATATCGGTATAATCCAGAATAGCGATGAACAAATTACTACGATCTATGATTATAGTAAATTAAAATCAAAAGAAGAGAAGATGAGTTTCTTGGACTTAGCCGACGTATGGTGGTGGGAATCTAATAGATTAATTCCAATCAATGTGTTTTTAAAACACGATTGGTTCCAATTCCAAACATGCAGATCCACATTTAATAGCAAGGATGTAGATATAAGATTTGGTCCAAGTACTAGCCTAAAACAACTAGGTGCTAGGCGTAGCAAAAGACGTAGTATTACGTTAGTTCGAAAGACTGATTAAGTTCATATGAACTACTACTAGGTTTGCATATGCTACACTATGCGACTTCTTAAAATAATAGGTCTCGTCGGCGGGCTTTTCCCAAACGGTTTTTGCAACTTCTTTCCATCTTTGTCCTATCAATGCACGTTTTCCAGGACGTATAACTGCTAAGAACATTGCAAGTCTTGGAATAGTATTAACTGCTTCAGGCATACGTACTAGAGTTTCATAATGATCATTGATGTGAATTAACTGCTCACAGAATGATTTATCATAAAGCCTATCCCATTCAGGTTCTTTTTCTAACAACTGTTTTAAATGTTCTTCATTCTTAACTTGTTTATAAACGTTAACATTTAGTAAGTCAAGTTTGATGTATCCTCTATCTTCACTTTCTTTGTGGTCAATGCTACATAAACCTGTGTAAGGATCTACAGGAACACGTTGAAAATATACTCCAGTATTGTGCTTAACCAAACCATCGTCACGTTTGATACTTGCTGGGACAGGACTTAATAAATCAAGTACTTGTGTACGATCACCAAAGTCTATATCAATATCACTTTTAAATTGCATTAAAATAACGAGCTCACTGATTCTTCGTTTGCTACTCGACGAATTGCTTCGCCAAATAATGTTCCAACAGATACTTCACGTACCTTCTTTAACTTAGTTATATCTCGTGAGTTGATACTATCCGTAACTACTAGTTCGGACAATACACTTTTTTCAATTCTTTTTACTGCTTCGCCTGACAGTACTCCGTGTGTAATATAAGCACGAACGCTCAATGCACCTTGATCCATAATTGCTTGTGCGGCATGACATAATGTTCCTCCGCTATCTACAATATCGTCTACTAGGATTGCATGTTTATCTTTAACTTCACCTATTAGGTTCATTACTTCACTTTGTCCTGCTCGTGGTCGACGTTTGTCAACAATAGCAATATCTCCGCCAAACATATCAGCAAATTTTCTTGCTCGTACTGTACCTCCAGCATCTGGACTTACAAATACTGTTTGTGGTTGGTTCTCAATTTCAGTCTCGTAAAACCCTTCAATGCTACGTTTAATATCTTTTGCGAACACTAAACGACTTGTTAGGTCATCAACTGGAATATCAAAGAATCCTTGTATTTGTCCTGCATGTAGATCCATTGTTAAGATTCTATCTGCGCCTGCTTGGGTTAACAAGTTAGCAACTAGTTTTGCAGTAATTGGCGTACGACTTGCACTCTTACGATCCTGGCGTGCATAACCAAAGTATGGCATAACTGCGGTAATACGTCTGGCACTACTTCGTTTGGCCGCATCAACCATAATAAGTAACTCCATCAAATGATTGTTAACTGGAGTACTAGTTGATTGTATAATAAAAACATCTTCACCTCTGATGTTTTCTAAAAACTCCACACTGCTTTCACCGTCAGCAAAAGTTTTAATATCTGCTGACACAAGTGCGGCAAAACAGTGTTCCGAAATAAGCTCGGCGAGATCTCTATTACTGTTTCCTGCTATGATTTTCATTTTCAAAACGTATCCTTCCAGGCTAGTTGATTGAACATTTTAAAACCCTCCCTTGTTAAGTATGTCTTTGACCCATTCTCTATCAGCAACATAATCTTTAAACTTTTTCTGCCAATAATCAGGATCAATCCACGGCAAGATGATTCCTAGTTGTTCTTCGTTAAGTTTTTCCAAAAACGATACACCACTATCGCAATTGAACACGATCCACGGACTTACTCTGCCATTACTTATATGATGACAGATTCTGTTTTCATTTCCATAACGGAAATAATCAACAAACTGTAACTTATCCGTTTCGTCACAGTATTTCTGTATTTCCAGCATACTTCTTTCAAGTGCATCGCTAACACCTTCATTACGCATATACTGATATAACCATTCAAGATATAAATCTTCTTTGGTCCAGTGATCTAATTTTTTATTGTTTTTTAACAACCAGTCTGTGAAACTTTTAAAGTTAACACAACGAACAGCCTGTGAATGCCTGCCAAACTTAATAAAGGCACTGTAGTATGGACTTTCAACACAGTCTTTGTATGTCTTTAATTTTGCACTACCTTGACTAAGTTCATAGAATCGCAGATATGCTTGGAAGCCAAGTTGTACACCAACTTCCTTTTCTTGTTGATACCTACGTTTAGGCTCACATAAATGAGCGGCAAGTGTGCTTTCTTTGCGATATGATTTACCGCAATATTGACACTTATAGCTCGGCTTTGATTCGCTTGTCATCCCAGCCATGCCGTCTTGCCAAGTCCTTAAGATCTCGTTTATCATTGATTTTTGCCAATATCTCTATATCAGTTTCGTCGAGGTTTGGAAACATTTGTTTTAAAAACTTTACTGCTTTATTGTTGTTTGTTTTCTTCTTAGGTGAAATCCATTTGTGATAATGATTGCCCATTCCTGGACTGATTGTAGTTGCTAACAGCCACAAAAATTTCTTATGTTTGCTCGCACTAATGTCAAAGAAGTTTTTATTAAGTCGTTGATTACAACTTGCAAGATAATACTGTTGTAGTATTGTATCTCCTGTAACTGCACTTCCCCAACGTATCATAAGAAAAGCCGCAAACTTTTTCTTTTCATCATCTGTCATGCTATCATAGTAGTCACGTTGTTTGTGATCCAATGCAGACATTTCGTTGCGTATGTTCAGTTTATCCATCTTCGTCTTTCCTGCCAGCGTAATCATCTTTTCTGTGGCCATCTTTCACTTCATTTTCCGATCAACCCATTTCTTAGCAACATATAAAAAACTTGCAATGACTATAATGCCAATTACAACTACAATATCTAATGCATTATTTCCGGTGTCAACATCAAGTTTTACACCGCCTGGGACTTCGATTCCTATACGTTCATTTGCACCTGGTTCATTTGCCATTTTTATCTGTGCTTTCTTTTACTATATTATAAATTAGTTTAACATGGTCTAGTGCATTTTGCAAGGCCTTATTTGATTTTGATTTTACCAAAATATCCTGTATCATTTCTTTT